CTTTCTAATAAAACTATCTTTATTTGTTAATAATTTCAATAAAAATTCTTGATGATCCTTTAACGCAGATAATTCATTTATGCTATTCCAATTTATTTCCTGAAGTGCCGAGTTACTGAGCTGGGTGATCTGTTCCTGATAGGGATCAGTTTCTACATTTTTAATTTTTAATTGCTCAATTAACGTTTGTAAATTATGTTGATGCTGTAACGCTTCAGCTATTGTTCTATAATAGGTCACTGGTTGCTGAATTAACTCACCAATCCCATTCATTTCAGCAACTATCGCAGTGAGGTCAATATTAACTTTTTCAAAATATATATAGTTATCAGTTAGATTATTTTCAACTATTGCGGTAATGGCAGCATGATCGTGATCTAGCAATGTTTGACTACATACATGGCATATTTTATTAGTCATTGAATCTAATTCAATGACGTTTCGATTGACCATTTTTTCTGCTTGTGCTACTGTATCGGAGCATACCGCATGTTCTTTTTTTAATCGTCTGATGTTATTAACTTGGTCATTATAAGCAACGGTGGTACCATGCGTTTCTAATTCAGTCTCGATATCAAGACTTGTTAATTCGGCAATCTCCTTATTGATTTTATTAATGGTGAACGTATGTTGTGTATTCCATGACTGTTGTCGTGTGATTAATGTATCGATACTTTGCTGAATTTTTTCATTTGACTTAGTTGCCGCCTCGATATCAGCATTTTCTTGACAGATTAAATCTTTGGATTGCTTTATTTGTTCTTTTAATACTTCGGCTTTTTCACTCAGTACAGTTATGCCCAATAATTGTTCAATAATAACCCGTTGGTCATTTGCCTTCATGGCAAGAAATGGTTCCGTGTAGGTATTCAATGAAACAATATGCTTAAACATATCATGACTCATCCCTAGTAAACTGTTCACATCATGCTGGGTTTCTCGCATGTCGCCTTGTGAATCATTGCTTTCAGGTGCTTCATTTAGTTCGTCATTGACATAGAATTTCATGACATTTGGTCTTCTGCCACGCTCTATTCTATAATTAACATTGTTTTTTGAAAAAGTCAATGATACTAACATATTCTTGTTATTGACACAGTTTATCAGATTATCTTTTTTAATACTGTTTAATGCTACGCCAAATAACGCATAACTAAGCGCATTGCACAATGTTGTTTTTCCAACTCCGTTCCGGTTGCCATCGCCACCTAAGTCTAAATTTTCACCAATTACTAATGTTAAATTTTCTTTATTGAGCTGAACTGCTTGTGTTTGGTTGCCTACACTTAGGAAATTTTTAATCGTTAATTCTTTAAATTCAATCATAATCCGTTGTAAATTCCCAGTAAAATATTGTTATTGAATGATTCAGAATTGATACTTATTATTTGATTTGACACAATAGTATCGATGCTTTCGAAAATTGGAGCATCGATGGTGCTATTAATGTCAAACTCTTTTTTCTCTATTATCAAGGTTAATTCACGCAAGTTATATTCTGACATAAATTTTTCTTTGATAAATTTGGCTTCTTCGAAACTAATTTCAACATCCATTGATACTTTAATATGCTGATTTGGTTTAAGCATATTATCAGCAGTGTCTAAGAATTGACTAAGTTTTAATGTTCTAAAAGTAGGCTGATTGGGCCACGCATAGTATTGTGGTTGACCATCCCATTCTAGTACCATCATGCCTCGATCATCATCCCATGTATCTGCGAAATTATGCGGGAATGCGTTTCCAATATAATGCATATTATTACGAGATTGACGTTTATGAAAATGACCACTGAAGCCCATTTCATATTTTTGAAAATTGTCAAGTTGTAATTCAGCATGGTCTGGCATTTGTACCATTGCATTCATGAAAAAATGCGGTAACTCAAAGTGACCAAATATATACTTACCACCTTTTTTACCAATTTGCTTCCATTCATCACCAACTAACCACGGACACATCGTCACCCCTTTGATGGTTATTGGGTGAGTGATTACTGTGATGCCTGGGATATATTTGCCAAATTCAGCAGAATGAATATCTCGTTTATCCTTGAAGTATAAATCATGATTGCCTGGGAAGAAGAAAAATTGTTCAAACGCACTGCCTAATTTTTCCAGAATACGTAATGAAGAATCCATTGTAACTACATTCAATGTGTTACGATTGTGATGGAAATCCCCTAGAAATAAACCAGTTTCACATCCTTCATCTTGTGCTTTTTGTATATACCAATCGATAAAATCTTCACAATCTTTGTTATGAACACTACTGTTAGATTTCAGACCAAGGTGTAAATCAGTAAATACTGCCGCTTTTTTAAATAAGTTCATAGTCATCCGTTACTGTGTGATAATATTTCCAATTGAATCCCAATTGGCATTTTACTAAGTTGATTCTTACTATTTCATCAGTTTAAAGACATATTGACCGCAATCCCATACTTTGTCAAACCCATGATTGGTCATATTTTGATTAGCGGTTAATAGTGGGTTAAAATTTGCTAATTTATCTTTCATAAGATGTTTCTGCCATTGATAACGTGAACCTGCATATTTTCCTGCCTTTGTAATGTAAAAAAATCCGGGTGGTGATATTGAAGCTAGTTCAAATCCTAATTTATTATAAACATTTCCAATACTATATCTACGATTGCAATAAGAAATTAATTCATCATTGGTATTCATGTGGTATTTTATAAAATGCTTTATTAATTTACTGGCACCACCTACTGCCTGTAGTCCAGCGGTAGAACATAATCTCAATAGCTCAAATGTATTTGAACGCTTAGTAAATCTAGGCTTACCAAAGGTAGCTACCATAACTAATTGCTCATTGATATCAAATAGCCCAATATTAATAGAACTTGAGACATCGCCCTGCAGATGATTGGCATTGATAAAATCTTTTTTATTTATATACTGGATATCTTTGACAACAGTCTGTCTGGCATAAATTCGATCACCCAATCCAAGTTTACTATTGATGAGGTTTGTTACTTGATCCCACTTGGTGTTTAATTCAAAATCCCAAAATTGCAATAATTCAATACCGAGTGCTATACAACTATCTGTTTTTAGCAAATGATATTGTTCAAATCTATTGAATTTCTCGGAGTGATAGTAACATCCATTGACCTCTATAGCAAGCTTTTTTTCAGGAAAATATAAATCTAATTCTTTTGGTGGAATTATACTTCTGGTATTATTAACTAATGTAAGTTGTGAAGTACGATAGTATTCATTCAGTCGGCGTTCCAACTCGCTAGCTGGATGATGAACAACTTCAATGCCTAATGACTGAAATATTTTACACAAATTACTGGCACTAACGCCAATATCATTTGCTATTTCACCAATAGTTTTACCAGAGTTGTGTTCATCAGTTAACCATTTAACATCATTAATTTTGCTGGCAGTATCTGTTGTGTAATAATTATTTCGAAAAGTATCAATACTTTTCGCCCTGATTATTTTATTATTCAGTGGGTTAGCACATCCATACCGTGCTATATTTGTATTCTTAACTTTATTTTTAATAATGGCATTGTGCATAGGATTATCAACGCCGTATCTTATGTTATTTGTATTTTTAACTTTATTCTTGATAATGTCATTAAGCATAGGATTAATGGACCCATATCTTATGAGATTTGTTTGTGCTATTTTTTGTTTAGTATCAGTTAGTAACATTGTATGTGTGACATTATATTTTGCTAAATTGGAAAGCCTAACTTGGTCTTTGTATTGTTGGGTTTTGGTATAATGCTCAGCGCCAAATTTACGTAGACTAGTGGCTTTGACTTTATCCTGCCATTCAGTTGTTTGTGAATGCCATGCTTTGCCAAATGCCAACAGGTTATTCTGTTTGGTAATTTCTATTGAAAATTTAGCAGAACATGATTTGCTACAGTATTTCCTATATGCTCGTAAATCAGGATGCCATGCTAACGGCATCCCGCACTTACAATTTGGTATATCAATTGAATTTTGCTTAATATGATATATTATCTGTCTGGCATTTTTACTATTTAATTTAGCTGATATTAAATTTATAATGGCATGTTGCGGAATTTTTAGTAGCTTGGAAAATGAAATACGTTCATCATTTTCCAATGCCATTAACTCAGTTAATAAATCGTTGTCATTCGTGTTCCAATCTATGTCTTCTTTCATCTGCCTCATATCCCCCAGAATTTGTCCTAGTAAAAGATGGATTTAATCCATTCATTTCCAATATATCATCACGTATGTTTTGATTCCTCTTCTCTATATTTATCACTCTGACGAAGGCATTGGTACATGCTGCCGTGAAGTAAGCAAATGGGTTATCTGATTTAACTTCATCGAATTGTAGTCCAATTTGTGCTAGTTGTAAAATAGCTTGGCCTTTCATTTCATCGTTGTAGGTATATCCACGAACATTTCCTCTAGTTGCGTAGCGTTCACATAGTTTTATCATCATTCTTGCTAGTGTGTCAGTAATTATACCAGCATTTTTATCAAAATGTCCAGTAATTAAGTCACCTCGCCAATGGCTTTTGCCGACGCATATTAAAGTATCATTATCGGAATACTTCCAATGTTGAAATGGTTTAAAATTCACCTTATCGTGTAAATCTGCTTCTGTTTTTGGATTTTTTTTACGAGTTGAATTAAGTGGTATATGATCATAAGTCATTACTCTGAATATTAAATCTATCGTGGGAATTGAAGTATGTTCAAATTCGCATTCACTTATTTTTATCTTTTCACCAGTTGCCTTTCGTGCTGAATAGTCAAACTCGGACATTCGCTTTGCTTTATTTTTCTGTGCCAACTCGATTATTTGTGTATCGATATCTGACAACTCGGTAACTATTATGTCATATTGATGAAATGATGGTTCTGTAAAACTACAATGTGAAGTTTTTGAACGGTGTATTTCTAGCAGCATATCTTTGTTATTAAGGTAATTTTTAGGTGTTCTAATCATTGATTTAAGTCCTTTTAAATGATTTATAAATTATATATATTATACTACATTTAGATATTTTTGTCAACTAAATACTTCATACTATTAGGAATTATTATGGCAATTGATACTGGGACATCTATACAAACAGCAGTTGGGGCAGTTACTGCTCCAAGTTCTGCGACAAATGCGCTCCAATCAGCGATAGCTTCGGCATCAACCAGTGGGGTAATAAGCGCAGTGCGATCTGCTAATATACCCGTTGGTGGTGAAGTAATTCCAGCGTCTGCCGGTGTTGCCGCTAAAGCTTCTTTCGGTAATATACTAGGTAATATACTAGGTGATTGGCGTGTTAGTTTAGGGCTAGTACTTGGCGATGCCGCTTTTCTTGCAAGTCCAATATTATTACCAATAACTCTGGCAGGTGGTTTAGTTTTTCCATATACGCCGCAAATTAATATAGGTGCGTCTGCCACTTATGCCACACAGTCCCCAGTGCATTCAAATTCATCATTTAGATCATTTAAAAATAGTGAACCATCGCAAATAGAAATCTCAGCACCAATGTACGTCGAGGATGCTGAGCAGGCATTATATTGGTTAGCAGCAGTTCATTATTTGCGTTCATTGACTAAGATGTATACTGGAACTGGTACCAACACGGGTAATCCTCCACCAATTGTCCGACTGAATGGATACGGACCGTATGTATTTAACCATGTGCCGGTCGTTGTTACTAAGTTTTCGGTACAATTAAATGCCGATTGTGATTATATCAGTGCTACTGCGCTGGGGGTAGATTTGGGGCATGTACCGACTAAAAGCACACTTGCTATAACTTTACAGCCAATGTATAGCAAGGATAATGTTCGGAAGTTTAGTCTACAAGCATTTGCGACTGGTGCATATATTTTAGATCCATTTGCGGGGTATATGTAACATGGCGGTCAAATATTCAATGAGTAGCCCGTGGTTTTTAACACCAATTACTCAAAATGTATTGGGCATTTTAACAATTAGACCGGTTAGTGCTGAGATTGATGATTTTTTATATACAATTGAATCTCAATACACCAATCGACCTGATTTATTGGCATATGATCTATATGGTGATTCGAAATTGTGGTGGGTATTTATACAGCGTAATTTAGATATAATACAAGACCCAATATTTGATTTCGTGCCAGGAAAACGGATATATATTCCAAAGAAAAGTAGTTTAAAATCAGCATTGGGGTTATAACATGGGAAATAGTAATAATGCGGCAACTACCGCAGCAGTGGCAGTCGTGACTACATTGGTGAACACTGGTGCCGTTGGTGCGGTAGGTGGTGCTCTGGGTGGTATCGGCGGTGCTATAGGTGGCATAGGTGATGTGCTAAAAGATATATATGGCAATATTATAGAAGTGATTACGTCTGTTGGTACAGAAGTTACTGAAATACCTAAACAAACATTGCCAATGCCAAATGCACTTGACAAGTATGGCTCGTATACTTACATCCTTGGTATTTCTGGATTAACTGCGGAAGAATTAAATGACCCAGATGGTACTTATATGAAAGCTGGATACGAACTTCCTATATTGTGTAAATCAGCAAATGCAGATCCCGGTAATCGAATTAACACTCCGTATGGCAAATTTGATTTTTTTATTGATCATTTAGAATTACACAGTATGATTGGGATGCAAGATGGCCATAATACTAATGTATATGACATATCATTTAAGATAACGGAGCCATACAGCATGGGGTTATTTATGATAGCCTGTCAGCAATTGGCACAAGAAACAGGACATAAAAACTTTATCGGAGCACCGTTATTATTAAGTATTGAATTTAGAGGAAATACTGACGTCCTTGGTATAGGTATCATGAGTAAGGTAGAAGGTATAGACAGGAAAATATCGTTTAGTATAACAAATATAGAAATGGATGTTACTGCTGCTGGGAGTGTGTACAGTATACGAGCAATGCCAGTCAATCAAAGTGCGCTGGCTGATGCCAATGTGAAGTTAAAAAGTGATGTAACTATTAGCGGCACGACCGTTCAGGAAACATTGCAGACTGGTCCGCGTAGTTTACAAGCAACTATCAATGCTAGGCTTAGGGAAATGGTTGAGCAAAAGCTAGTAAGTGCAGTTGACGAGATACTAATTATATTTCCGCGAAATGTTGCTTCGGCTAGTGGGACAAGTTCGGGGAGTGATGCTGGTGCTACTACTTCATCTACTACGACTGCCGCTTTGAATAAAAAACTTGGCGTGACACGCAGTACTGTTAACCAAACATTGGTGCAATCTACTGAGGAATGTAATGCACTTGGTGCTGCTAGCTTAGGATTTTCAGCAGCACGAGCTGGTACCACCCCGATGAGCAGTGTTGACAAAGTATACGATGCTAAATTAGGAGTTAATATTCGTGCCAACAGTGTTATTGATGTTGAATCAAGTGATTTTAAATTTGCGCAAGATTCGACAATCATTAATTCTATAAATCAGGTATTATTGCAGAGTACTATTGCTGCAACTACTTTTGATAATGCCAATCTAACACCCGAGGGATATCGGCGTATGTGGCGTGTTGATACTCAAACATATATTATTGGCGAGGAAACTCTTGAACAAGGAGTTCGGCCATTGCTCCACGTATATCGAGTAGTTCCGTATGCGGCACATTCTAGTTCAATGATGCCGCCGAATACTAGGGCACCTGGATATGACCAATTGAAATCTCAAGTTATTAAACAATATGACTATATTTACACTGGTAAGAATGTTGATGTATTGAAGTTTGATATCAAAATTAACAATGGATTTCATCGACAGATGCCAGCCGATGGTGGTTTTAAGTCGCAGGATATAAAGATGACTGCTACTGGCAGCAGTGGTGGTGTCACTCGTAGTTTATTGAGTGCATTGTTAGGTAAGGGTAAATTGCCAAGTACCACTACTGGAATTTTGCCTAGTATTGTTAGGTATATCAGTACCGGTACTACTTCTGACAAACGTGGCGGCGGTGGATTAGATAATGAAGGAACTCGTGCAGCTAGAATGTTCATGGATGCAGTGACATTAGGGCATGACTTGGTAATGCTTAACATGACGATATTGGGGGACGCATATTATATAGTTCAGAGTGGTACTGGGAATTATACGTCTGCGGCTTCACAATACATTAATTTAAATACTGACGGAACTATGAATTATCAAAATGGTGAAGTGGTGATTGGGATTAATTTTAGGACACCAGTTGATATAAATCAACTTAGTGGCTTATATACATTTTCCGATACTTTGCCAGTTATGCAATATAGTGGTATGTATAAACTCAATACCGTAATTAGTACATTTGCCGATGGCTCTTTCACACAAGTACTTCAGGGCCAACGTATGCCACAACAAGAAAATCCAACGGAAGCAACTGCGGCTGATACGTTTAATACCAGCGGTGTTGGTGAAATTTTTGATAATGATTGGTGGCCATTTTGAAAAGTCCAGATAGTAATGCAGTTTCAATTGGACAATCAGTCTCATCACCTGGTCCATTTTTGGCAGTTGTAGTTGGACATCTAGATCCAACTAGTATGGGAATTCTGGCAGTTGAAATTTTACGACCAGGTTCCGGTAATGCCAAGAACGAAGGTGAGATACATCAAGTTCAATATATGAGTCCATTTTATGGAGTCACTGGTGAGTATCATACGTTAGCCGATCCAAATGATTACGGCAATACTCAGAAAAGTTATGGTATGTGGATGATTCCGCCTGATCCAGGGACTACCGTTATTGTAATTTTTATTGATGGTGATCCAAAACGCGGGTATTGGATTGGCTGCGTTATGGACAAGGGTATGAATTTTATGGTACCGGGACTTGCTGCAACTGCAGCTGTGGTAGAACCGAAGGCAGGTCGTGTGCCAGTTGCTGAATATAATAAAAAAGTAGCAGGTAATACAGTTGATGCAACTAAGGTAAAAAAGCCAACACACCCATTTGCAGTAGTGTTGACTAACCAAGGATTAGTTAATGATGACATCCGGGGAATAACTAGCAGTAGTGCTAGACGAGAAGCTCCTAGTATGGTATTTGGTATTAGTACACCTGGGCCAATTGACAAACGGCAGGGGGCAAAACGTGGACCAATTGGTCCAAAAGGAAGTCGAGTAACTAATGCGTATATCAGTAGATTAGGTGGTTCTACATTCGTGATGGATGATGGCGATGATAAATTCATACGTAAAGGACCGGCTAGTAGTGCTAGTCCAATATACGCGGCAATTGAGCAGGGTGAAACCGGTGGTAATAATACCATTCCGCATAATGAATTGGTTAGAATTAGAACTCGTACAGGTCATCAAATATTGTTACATAATTCAGAGGATTTGATTTATATTGGCAATGCTGGTGGAACTGCGTGGGTAGAATTGACCAGTAATGGCAAAATTGACATTTATGCAAAAGATAGTATAAGTGTGCGTACTGCCAATGATATTAATTTCACTGCCGACCGTGATATTAATTTTAATGCTGCTGGTGATATTAATTTTAATGCTGGTATTAACTTTAACTGTACCGCAGTTAATAATTATAACATCATAGCTGGTAGAGATGGGAAATTGAGTACTGGTGGTAGTAGTAATATCAATGCGGTTGGTAATCATGTTGAAACTGCTGCAAGAATTCACATGAATGGCCCTCTGGCATTGATAGCAACCCCTGCGAAGTTGGCCAGACGAGCGCCGCAGGTGGAACCGTGGGCAGAGCATGAAAATTTGGACCCAGTGGCGTTCAATGTATCGAAGAATGGTGCGATAATAAATCCATTAATTCTACCACCGGCGACAACTAAAGGTGGTACTACTATAGGTGGTACTACAACTGGCGGCACGACTGAAGGTGGTACAGTTAGCGGTGGTGTGACAGTTAATGGTACGAATACCGGTGGTATGGTCACCGGTGGAACTACTACTGGCGGGACTACTACCGGTGGAACTACTACCGGTGGAACTACTATGGATGGTAAGATTTCTGGGATTACCACTACCGAGAGTATAACTACCGGTGGGACGACAGTTGGTGGAATAACTACGGGTGGAACTACTACTGGCGGTAAGACTACTGGTGGCATCACTGTTGGTGGGACAACTACTGGTGGCAAGACTACTACTATGACTGGAACTACTATGACTACTGCTGCTCGTCCTAGTGTACCAGTTGCTTTTAAGCAGTATACTACCAAGACAGATACATTTGCGCAAGTAAAGGGAGCTGAAAAATGAGTTCAAATGCTAAATTATATGATAAAATATCAATACCTGCGGTTAGAGTTAATCAAGCAGTAACATCTAAGATATACAATGGATTCAGTACTGTAAATACCAATGCTGAAAATTTTAGTTTATATGATTATGAATTGATAAAGCAAGATTTATTAAATCATTTTTACACCAGGCAAGGTGAACGATTAATGAATCCATCATTTGGTACTATTATATGGGATTTATTATTTGAGCCAATGACTGACCAGACCAAGGCACTTATATTACAAAATGTCAATGATATTATAAATTATGACCCACGAATAACAGCATCTGATGTGGTAGTTACCGCATACGAGAGTGGGATACAGATAGAATGTTTGCTGACGTATAGTATTTACAATATGACACAGGCATTGCGATTGCAATTTGATCAAGCTAATGGGTTACTATTGCAATAATTAAACCTACTGATAGTTATATTGTGAACGATGATGTGGTCGTAGTTCAGACGCTAAATATAACTATTAGGATTAATTATGAGCGCAACAGACAGACAGAACAGACTCTTACTAACGGAAGATTGGACTAAAATATACCAATCATTTCGTACTGCTGATTTTCAAAGCTATGATTTTGAAAATTTACGCCGGGTGATGATTGATTATATTCGTCAAAATTATCCAGAGGATTTCAATGATTACATTGAAAGTTCTGAATATCTAGCATTAATTGATTTAATTGCTTTCATGGGGCAAAGTGTGGCATTTCGGGTTGATCTAAATGCCAGGGAAAACTTCTTAGAATTAGCTGAGCGCCGAGATAGTGTATTACGTTTAGCAAGGTTGGTTAGTTATAACGCAAAACGTAATACCCCAGCGCAAGGATTACTTAAATTTTCAACAGTTCAAACTACTCAAACGATCATTGATAGCAATGGTAGAAATTTAGCTGGTCAACATATATCCTGGAACGATCCTTCGAATCCAAATTGGCATGATCAATTTATAAAAGTGGTAAATGCTGCGTTCCCATCCAGTCAGCAATTCGGTAATCCGATTGACAAAAATGTAATATCTGGTATTCCATCTGAACAGTACCGATTTTCGGGAGTTAATACAGATGTGCCAATTTATAGTTTTACTAAATCAGTTGCCGGTCGCAATATGAATTTTGAAATTACCAGTACTACATTTAGTAATCAAAATTATATATATGAAGAAGCACCTAAACTTGGTAATAAAATTGCATGCGTATATCGTGACGATGGCCGTGGGTATGGTAGTACTGATTCTGGGTTTTATTTTAATTTTACACAAGGTATATTGAGTACTGGTACATTTGCAATTGATCAGCCTAGTCGTAGTGAATCTATTAATATTGATTCAGTCAGCATTAATGACAGTGATGTATGGCTATATCAAGTGGATAAAAATGGATATGAATCAGTGCTGTGGACACAGGTTCCAAGTTTTGAAGGTAATAATGTAATATATAATAGTCTTGTTAAAAGTTTGCGTAATATTTATGGAGTTACTACACGAGTTAATGATTCGGTCAGTTTAACATTTAGTGATGGGACATTTGGCAACTTGCCGCTTGGTACATTCCGGGCTTATTATCGAATCAGTAATGGACTGGTGTATACAATCAACCCACGTGATATTCGTAGCATTGCCATTGCCATCCCTTATTTGTCCAATCAAGGGCAGCGTGAAACATTATCTATTACTATGAATTTGTCCAATGCGGTGGTAAATTCGGACTCTGCTGAATCCAGTGTTAGCATCAAGGCAAATGCCCCCGCTACTTATTATACCCAGAATCGAATGATTACTGGCGAGGATTATAATATTAGTCCAATGGGCACAAATCAACAAGTAGTTAAAGCCAAGGCAGTTAATCGAAGTGCTAGCGGAATAAGTAGGTATTTTGACTTAGTTGATCCAACTGGTAAATATAGCTCTACTAATTTATTTGCTGATGATGGTGTGATATATACTGAGGAATATACAACTACCGCTAGATTTTCTTACGGTACCAGACCTGAAATTGCAGGGATGATACATAATGTGGTAATTCCGATTATTGAACAGTCTGGCGTTAAAAACTTTTTTTATTCAAAGTTTACGAATTATATTACTGCTAGTTTACAGATTGCGTGGAATTCCGTTATAGTTGATTCAACTTCGGTCAGTGGGTATGTGAGTAGTCCTGCTGGTACTATTTACTCAGTTGGATCGTATACTATTACTGATCTTAAATATCTAACCCCTGGTGCATTACTTAAATTTAGTGCCCCAACTGGTTACTATTTCAATTCAAATAAATCAAATGTACTAGAAGCTGGCACTGCCGTGTCAATTGGTGCAGTTACTGAGATATGGGCAGCAGTCGTGTCAGTTGCTGATGATGGCCGTGCTGCTGGGTTGGGTAAATTATCATCTGGTGCTGGTCCAATTGTATTATCTATAGTGGTACCAACTGGTGCAGTAATTACACAACTTATTCCAGCATGGCGGACTGTTATAAGCAACGCAGTAGTTACCACTATGATAGATTTGATATTTGCAAACAAACCATTTGGGTTACGTTATGATGCAATAACTCAAACTTGGCAACTTATTTTTGAAACAAATTTAGATGCTATTTCGTTATTTACGTTAGGTAAACAAGGGATTACTACTAACAAACAGCAAGATTCCAGTTGGTTTTTGATGTTTACTACCGATAATGAATATTATACTATTACTTGTAGGGAGTCCAGATTTATATTTGAAAGTGCTGCTCAACTTAGGTTTTACTTCGACAGCGCAACACGAGCGTATGATAGTCGAACCAATTCAGTGGTCACTGATATGATCAATATTCTTAGTGTAAATACTATCCCAGATGGAACTCAATCATTTACCCGAGATCTTAAATGGGACATCGTATCTGAATTTATGGGATTAGATGGATATGTTGATTCTAAAAAAATTGTAATTATATTCGCAGATACCGACGCTAATGGCGTGGTTGATGATCCTGAGTTGTTTTTGAATATAGTAGCACCAACGAAAAATCAATTGTCCAAATATATCATTTTACAAAAATATACCATAACGGTTGGCCAAGAGGATTACCGTTATGTTGATAATTCTTCTAATGTAGTTATTATTAAAAATTCACAATCTGAAGTAGGATCATTACTGCAATATACAACTGGTCAATATTTTTATTTCATTGATATTGATGTAGTTAAGCAATTATCATTGCCGACTGGAAAAATGACACCGACATTAGATTACAAAGTGTATGTTGGTCGTGATAAATTAAAATTTCAATACACACACCGCGCTGATTATTCCTCAAGGATTGACCCAGGTGTAAGTAATATAATTGATATTTACATATTGTCAAGAAGCTATGATCTTGTGTATCGACAATGGTTGGCTGGAGCATCAATAGCTAAACCATTACCGCCGAGTTCTAGTGAATTATATAATATGTTAGCGCCGAATTTAAATTTAATAAAATCAATATCGGATGAAATAATTTATCACCCAGTTAATTATAAGATTTTATTTGGCATTACTGCGACTCCTGAATTACAAGCAATGTTCAAAATAACTAAAACGCCTGGCCAAGTGGTATCAGATAATGATATAAAAGCTAAAGTGATTAGTGCAATTAATCAATTTTTTGCGTTGGAAAATTGGGAATTTGGTGACACGTTTTATTTTTCAGAATTAGCCACCTACGTGATGACACAAGTAGCCCCGACTGTATCGACATTTGTAATTGTACCAAGGCAAGCCGGTCTTAATTTCGGCAGTTTGTTTGAAATAACTTCATTAAGTAATCAATTGTTCATCAATGGCGCGACTGTCAATGATATTGATATAATTTCTGGCGTTACTGGGAGTAATATAAAGGCGATTAGTGGGACAACAGTTGATTCCACCACATTAACACAGCAATCAGTGACAAGTTCACCATATGGGAGTCTTTAATGGCTGATAATATAAATCCAAATGCTAGTAAAAATACGGCTTCAACTTTCCTACCTAGAATTTTTAGAACGGACGCAAACAAGAAATTTTTACAAGCCACTCTTGACCAATTAGTACGACCCGGTACAGTTAAAAAAATTAATGGGTATATTGGTCGCAAAAATTCAAAAGCAACTACTGCTACTGACATTTTTATCAATGCTGCCGATGCTACTAGGCAAAATTATCAATTAGAACCAGGGTTGGTGATACAAGATTCATTAAACAATACTACCTTCTTTAAAGATTATATTGATTTTATCAATCAAATATCAGTTTTTGGTGGTAATACGGCAAATCATGCTCGGCTGAATGAGCAGGAATTTTATAGTTGGGACCCTCATATTTCATGGGATAAATTTATAAATTTTCAAAATTATTATTGGATGCCATTCGGTCCAGATACTATTCGAATTTATGGTCATGAAAAAAATGTAATAAGCACGTACACGGTTGTGGTCGAAGCTGAAGGTAATAGCAATGAATATGTCTTTACGCCAAATGGTCTTTCTAGAAATCCAACACTGACATTGTTTCGTGGGCAAACCTATACTTTTGAGATCAATGCTCCTGGTAATCCATTTAGTATAAAGACTGCACGGACTGCTGGTGATTATGACCGATATTCACCAGCAGGTTTAACCGGTATCGCAATTGAGTATGGTACTATTACTTTTACAATACCACATGATGCTCCATCAGTTCTATATTATCAAAGTGAGAATGATCGTGATTTAGGCGGGGTAATTCAGGTACTGGCAATCAGTGATAATTCATTCATTGATGTAGATGCGGAGATTGTTGGTAAAAAAATATACCAGTTATCAGATGGTACAAAACTTAGTAATGGTATGAAGGTGTCATTCGGCGGTAAAGTTACTCCGTTAAATTATGCCACTGGAGAATTTTATATAGAAGGTGTTGGCACTGCTATTAAATTAGTACCAACTGCCATTTTAGAATTAATTAGTTCATATACAGCTTCTCAATCAGTATTGTTTGATTCGCAACCATTTGATAAACAACCATTTAGTGATGCCACTGCCTATGCTGGTACATCAGATTATGTAGTTATAAATAGATCCAGTAACGATCATAATCCCTGGTCTAGGTATAATCGTTGGTTTCATAAAGATACTATTGAAATTAGTGCCAAATTTAACGGAAATGCAGTATCCTTAGATCAATCGGCAAGGGCGACTCGTGCCATCATAGAATTTGATGCTAATTTAAAATTATTTAACTTCGGTACGGACGCTATTGATGATGTTGATTTAGTTGATAATTTTACTACTGATATATTGTCAGTTATTGAAGGTTCATTGGGGTATAATATAGATGGCATACCAGTTAGTGATGGGTATAAAATTTTAATAACGGCTGATCCAGATAGATTTGTAAAAAATAAAATATATCAAGTTGAGATGATAGATGTTAAACATGAATCAGTGAATGGGGTGAGTACATCTACTCAAATTCATTTACGTTTGCTTCATGAGCCAATTGCGTCACAGGTGGTATTGGTTAAGCAAGGTAAGCAAAATCAAGGTGAGATGTATTGGTATGACGGTGAAAGTTGGCATAAAGGTCAGCAAAAAACTGGATTAAATCAAGCACCATTGTTCGATGTGGTAGATTCGAATGGTATCAGTTATGGAAATGTAGATACCTATATTGGGTCAAGTTTTACCGGTACTAAATTATTTTCATATAAAATTGGGACTGGTAATACTGATTCAGTATTGGGCTTTCCACTGTCATACAAAAATATTAATAATATTGGTGATATAGTTTTTAATTTTAATTTATTAACTGACAAATTTGTATATAATAAATTAGCTGAAATTATTGAACAGACCACTGACGTTGGTTATTTGGTTAATAATATGCCATCTGGTATTACCTTTGTAAATGGCTGGCAAACTTGTGCGGCTAAGTATGTACAAGGGGCAATTAGAATTTATAATGGCACTGAGCAAACTAACCATTTTGATATAGATATATTTGATAGTATGCCAATGTCAATTGATATTGATGATATTCGATTATATATAAATGGTAGCAGAGTGGCGGTTGACCATTATTCGATAATCACTGGTGTAGTTTATTATCAAGTAGTATTGTTGGTGCCAATAACAAGTGGTGATGTATTAACCATTAAAGTATTTGCGCCTGAGCCAATTAATTCCCGTGGTTATTATGAAATACCAGTTAATTTGCAATATAATCCATTGAATGGGACATTAGCTGATTTTACATTAGGTGAAGTGATAGATCATGTTGATAGCATTATTGATAATATTTACATCAGTGATGCTCAGTTGATTGATAATTTACCGTATGATAAAACTGCTAATGATGTCAATCAAGTTACTTTCGTTGGAGTTTTTCCAGGCGTTAGTAATTTGCGAGATTTGGGTAATATCACTCAATATGGAACTCGATTTGTTCAACATAGTTCTCCTGCTAATTTGTCATTGTACCATATAACCTCTAAGACAAGTAACATTATTAGATCAATAGAAAAAAGTTGTGATGATTATGGCAAATTTAAGCATAATTTTATGGTAGTTGCTGAGTCACTCGGTATCGATACTAATCCAGTGGCACACGTTGATTTGATATTGCAAGCCATTAATAAGAGTATTCCAAATACCTTTCCATATTATTTTAGTGACATGGTTGCTTATGGTGCTCATAACACTACTGTATTGACAGTGGTTGATTATCGAATACAAGCTTATCCATTGCTTAATATATTTAGCATGGATGAATTATCGGCACGTTCAGTACTCATTTACGTAAATGATATTCAGATATTGTACGATCGTGATTATACATTTGATACGCAGGGATTTGTCGTAATAACATGTGGGTTGCTTACTGGTGATACGATAATTATTAATGAATACGACAATACTGATGGATGTTTTATTCCAGAAACGCCTACTAAGTTGGGAATTTGGCAAAAGTTCGAACCATTAATTTATCTTGATGATAGTTTGGTAACACCTAGGCTATTGATTCAAGGGCATGATGGAAGTTTAATTCTGGCATATGAAGATTATCGAGATGATCTCATTCTAGAATTAGAGAAACGAATTTATAATAATATCAAGGTAAAATACGACACTAGCATCTTTGATGTACATGCAGTTATTCCAAGTTATAATAGGGCTACCGCATATAGTTTATCGGAGTATAATAATGTATTGGCACCAAGATTTTACAAATGGGCTAAGCTAGTTGGTAAAGATTTATCTAGATCATTGGGTACTGAAAATTACCGAGGATATGTTACCCCAGATGGGCGAGAAACTCCTGGATTTTGGCGTGGTATATATCGATGGATGTTGGATACGGATCGTCCACATATTTGCCCGTGGGAAATGCTAGGTTTTAGTGAAATGCCAGTTTGGTGGACTAGTGTTTATGGTCCAGCGCCATACACTACTGATAATTTAATTTTATGGACTGATATCAGTAATGGTACGATAAAAGATCCAATGATGCCAGTTACAAGGTTTCTTAAATTTGCTAAACCATTTTTATTAAACCATTTGCCAGTTGATGAACATGGCAAATTAGTAAGTCCAGTGGTTTCGGATATGGCAAATGGTATACCGACTGATATCAATAATGGTGATTTTATTTTTGGTGATGTAAGTCCATTAGAATCAGCTTGGCGAAGAAGTTCATATTACCCATTTAGTGTATTGATTACGTCCTTGTTGTTGACACCTGCTGGTACATTTGGTGTATTATTAGATAGATCACGTATTGTTCGAAATATAGCCGGTCAATTAATTTACAAGGATACTGGCTTACGAGTAACCTCAAATACTATAAAATTACCTAGTATTCAATCTAGTTCAACCCGTGTTCAGACTGCAGGTATAATCAACTATGTGGCTAATTATATTTTAAGTGATAATTTAAAATCTTATAATGATTACCAATACGATTTGTCAAATATAACAGTTAAATTAAGTCATCGACTAGGGGCATTTACGAGTCGTGACAAGTTTAATTTAATTCTTGATTCAAAAACACCGTTATCAGCCGGTGGTGTGTTTGTCCCACCTGAAAATTATGATATTATATTGAATACGAGTAGTTCAATTAAGAAAATAACATATAGTGGGGTTATTATTACTAAATTGCAGGATGGGTTTAGTGTCAGTGGGTATAGTATATCACACCCATATTTTAGTTATTACCCGTGGCAAAAAGCCGGGGTTCTTATTAATATAGGTGGCATTTCTGAAAGTTATATTCAGTGGACTGCAAATCAAGTGTATGCGGCTGGTAAAATTGTTAAATATTCGTCTGAATATTATCGAGTGTTATCATTGCATACTACTACTGGTGTATTTAACGCAGCCAATTATCAATTACTTGCATCATTGCCGGTTATTGGTGGGAGATCTGCAATGATACGGCAATTATGGGATCGAACCGCTCCGATAGTTGTTCCGTATAATACTAAATTTAATTATGTACAAGATGTTGTGGATTTTCTGTTGGGATATGGCGAATATTTAACCGACCAGGGATTTGTCTTTGATGAATTTAATTCTAACATGCAGCAAGTTACCAATTGGGAAACCAGTGCGAAAGAATTTTTATTTTGGTCTACACAAAATTGGACATATGGTCAAGATAAGTGGAGTGATTGGTTACCTGGGCAATTAATAGTAGCTGGTTCAATCGTCCGATATGATGGTACGTATTACACTGCCGTTAGAACGAAGCAGACTGGTTCTATATTTGTCACTAATGATTTCAATAAATTGGGTGCGCTAAGCAATGTTGGTAGTTCAGTAATTTCATTGAGTCCAGCTGCTAATAAATTAACTTTTAATACGGCATTGTCTGTAGTGACTGATATTACCGATGACTTTAATGGTTATGAAATCTTCAAAGTCGATGGGCAGCCAATTGCTTATAATTTAATAAATTCATATCGGGAAGATAATGCGGTTAGTTATGCCTCTCCTGAAAATGGAATTTTTGGTGCTAGTTTTTATTTAGTTCAAACAGAGCAAATTGTTATTATTGATAACCGTACATTGTTTAATGATACCATTTATAACCCAGAAAGTGGGTATAAGCAAGATAGAATCAAAGTGGCAGGTTATATAAGTACCAATTGGAATGGCTCGTTTGATGTGCCGGGATTCGTATTTGACCAAGCAATTATTAAAAATTGGGAAATGTGGACAAATTACGCAATTGGTGATGTGGTAAAATATAAGGAATTTTACTATGCTGCTATTGGATTAATTTTAGGCACGGAACATTTTAATCCAATTGATTGGACTAAAATTTCTAAAAAGCCAACTGCACAGTTATTACCAAATTGGAATTACAAAGCAAGTCAATTTGAAGACTTTTATAGTTTAGATAGTGATAACATTGATACCAATCAACAAAAAATGGCACAGCATTTAATTGGTTACCAAAAGCGCCAATATCTTGAAAACATCATTCAAGATGATGTGTCCGAATTCAAATTCTATCAAGGGATGATAATTGAAAAAGGTACGCAAAATGTACTTAATAAATTGTTTGATGTACTTAGCGTTGATGGCGAAGATAGTTTAACATTTCACGAAGAATGGGCAGTTCGTGTTGGTCAATACGGTGCCAATGCTGCTTTTGAAAATATTGAATTTATTTTAGACGAAAGTTTATTTAATTCAAATCCGCAAGGTTTTGAATTACTGTCCACTGGTAGTAATTCACATGATTTTATAATCAGACAAGTACAATCTGACATTTACGTAACCCCGATTGGTTACGATAATAACCCGTGGCCTATTTTAAAAAATGATACTACTTATCTGAGATCGGCGGGTTACGTCCGGCTTGATGAAGTGACATTAAATTTGAAATCACTTGCTGATATCCTAGCTGTTGACATAACAAAGCTTGTGACTGGTGATTACATATGGTGTTCATTTGACATTGCTGGTTGGAATGTTTATCGATATACTGATTCCAATATAGTAGTTAATGACGCAATGGCAGTGGGTGATTACATACATGTGACAACTTCACGTTTGGTTACACTGCCGATCGGTTCGTATATTAGTATACGACATGTAGCCGGATTTGCTGGTTTTTATAAAATTGAAGATGTTATCTTAAATGTAATAGTTATCTATGCAGCAGATGCCTCGGTAACTTCGCCATTGGTTGATCAATCATCTATTATGATACATTCATTAGTAAGTCAACGAGTTGCATCAATGGATGACATAGATGGAATGTTGCCACCGATTTTGAAAACTGACGAATTAGTATGGTCAGATAATGGCATTGATGGCAATTGGGCTTCTTGGATACATACGCCAGTGTATAGCAAGACACAAATTTCAAATCTACATCCAATTAATTTAGAACTATATGGCAAAGCAATTCAAATAAGTAATCGTGGAAATATATTAGCAATATCAACTGGTGCTGGTGAAGTTGAAATTTATGATAGGGCCAATCTGATGAATCACTGGGTTCATCGACAGTTGATAAGTGTGCCAATTATAGGGCATAACCAATATGACTATGATTTAAATAATACACAAGATATAGCAACTGTAATGGCGATATCAGCTGATAATCGATGGTTAGTTACTGGTTCACCAAGCAGTGGGTATGCAACTATTAATAATAATGGCTATTTGAATGTCGTCGGTGCTAATTATACTGCTTCTTCAATGGCCAATCATGGTGCTGTTTCATTGTACGAAAAAGACAGTAACAATACATACACATTAGTTAATACAATTTTAAGCAAAGTGCCACGTACTGATGAATATTTTGGTGAAAGTTTAGTATTCAGTGGTGACGCTTTGTACATAAGTGCAGGTAGTGCCACTGGTAGCGTGTATAAATTAATCTACTCCACTATCATTCATGTTACTACTAATTACAACCCAGTTGGTAGTGTGGGAAATGTATTACATCTATCAAGTGTTGCTGGTATTGCGATTGGTATGACAGTTACTGGTAATGGTTTAATTACTGATAAGATTGTGATTAAGGTAACTGATTCTATCACGGGACAATTAACAAACTCATCAATTACTGGTAATATATTGACAGTTGGTACATTGACAACCGGTGCTGTCGTAGTTGGGCAGACGATAAGTGGTATTGACATTTTGGACGATACTATCATAACCAATCACATTAGTGGCACTGGTGCTGGATCAAAGTGGTTAGTTAGTAGAAATAATTACGAAGTACATGATATTGCAATATCATGTACTTATCAGGTACAAACCGTAACTTTAAATGAAGCACCTGAATCTCAGCCTTCAGGTATGATACAATTCAGTACTAATGAGTGGAAATACGATGATAGTTCCAATCAAAAAAATAACGTGGGACATTCTATAAAATTGGCAAGTAGTATAGTCAATGATGTATTGGCTATTGCTTCGGTTGATAATGACAATATAGGCAAAGTTAAGGTATATATTACTGACAATTTGCAACAAACTATTGTTGGCAATTCAAAATTTGGCCAAGGTATTTCTATTTCCGAATTTGGTGATTATATTGTCATATCTGATATCTCGGTAACTGGTAGTATGGTAGAACAAGGCGGGGTTGATATTTATAAACGCATAATAACTAATAGCGTAATATCATATGACAAATATCAATCATTGACAGTTAAGTATCCAGAAATAGATGGCTATTTTGGTAGTAAGGTATTATTCGGTGATGATTACAAAACTATATACATTTTAAGTTCATTGGCTGATATAACATTGCCGTGGTATCCGACTGATGGTACTACATTTGATAATGGCACCACTGGATTTAGTTTACTTAAAAACCTCGATAGCGGTCGCATTGATGTGTATAATAGGTATAATTTAAAATGGGTATATAGCGAAAGTTTGGATACTGCTAATTATGCGGCGGATGGGTATGGTAATAGTATGGCAGTTGGGGCAACTAGTTTAGTTGTTGGTGCGCCATACGCACAGGACAGTGCTGTCAAGGCTGGTAATGTATATGTATATAATAAACGAACTGATGCTTATAGCTGGGAAATTAACCATTACGGAATTGCAAAACCGGATGTTAGTAAAATTAAACAAGCATTTCTGTACAATAAAGTTACTAGCAAATTAATAACTCATTTGGATGTACTTGACCCATTGCATGGCGTAATCCCAAGTATAGCAAATGACGAAATTAAATATAAAGTATTCTATGATCCAGCTGTGTATTCAATTGGTGAAAGTGCCACTCATACAATTGATGATGGATCTGCGTGGAAGGGACACTATGTTGGGTATCTATGGTGGGATTTGCGAACAGCTAAATTTGTTAATGGCAATGATGATGACATTGTGTACCGAAATAGTGCATGGCATACATTGGCAACTGGTGCAACTATCGACATATATGAATGGGTTGAATCTACGTTATTACCGGATGATTGGGACTTGGATGCTGATACTGACTCTGGGTTAGCTAATGGGGTAAGTGGTACTACTTTGTATGGTAATGCTGCTTATAGTAGTGCTACTCATTATGATATTATCAGTAATACTTCAAAGAATACGTATTATTATTGGGTCAAAAATACTAAAATAATTCCATTAAGTTTAACTAGAAAAATATCAGCACAGGATGTCGCCAGTCTAATTGGTAATCCTCGTGGCGCCGGGTATCAATATATGGCTTTAACTGGTAGCAATTCATTTAGTTTAGTTAATGTTTCATCATTATTGGCACATCGTGATGTAGTGTTGTCAGTTGAATATTGGTTAGTTGATAATACTACACAGAACATTCACACTCAGTGGCAACTATTGAGTACAGATTCGGCAACGGTAATACCTGCTAAAATAGAGGATAAATTAATAGATAGTTTATGCGGTAAGGATTCGTATGATAGAGTGATACCAGATGACTCATTGCCCGTGAAATTGAAGTATGGTATTGAATCACGTCCACGCCAGGGTATGTTTATTAATCGATTTGAGGCATTGAAACAATATGTTGAACAAGCAAACTTAGTATTGCATGATAATCTAATTTCAGATACTAGGGATTTGAGTAAATTAGAAAGTTATGATATTGAACCACATTTAATTCGTGGGTTATATGACAGCGTAGTTGATACTGATCTGGAATTGCGATTTGCTGAAATTAGTTCATTTACCCGTCCGGTGATATCTCCGATTATACAAGATGGTCGCATAGTTGGTATCGAGATAATAACCGCTGGTCGTGGGTATATCAATGCACCCTTCATAGAGGTCGCTGGCACTGGTACTGGAGCTATAATACGAGCGGTTATTAATATAGCCGGTCAATTAATTGGTGCGGTGATTATAAATTCAGGTGTTGGGTATACTGAATATACCTCGTTACTAATTAGGGATTATACCGTATTGGTGCATAATGATTCGTCTACTGGCGGTTGGACTATTTATTCATATGATCCAATTACTTATGTGTGGTCATTGTTATTGGGTAGGACGTATGATACTAGTAAATATTGGCAATACATTGATTGGTATGCAGCTGGTTATAATCAATTTAGTGCAATTATACATTCAGTTTCGACATATGCCGAACTTGATACAATCGTGGTCAACATTGGTGAATTGGTTAAAGTTAGTACGACCAACGCTGGTACATGGGTACTATTAAAGAAATATTCAATGGTAAGTTCAATTGATTGGACGCACTCATATGCGATAGTTGGTAGCGAACGTGGAACAATTCAATTAAAATCTTCATTGTATGAATTTGCCCATACTGGTATTGGGTATGATAATTTATTATATGATGGTGGAATTTTTGATAATAGCGCATCGGCTGAATTAAGAATAATACTAACTACATTGCGGGATGAAATTTTTATTGATAATTTAAAATCTACAAATTTAGATTTATTTTTTACCTGCATACGATACATTTTAAGTGAACAATTATATGTGGATTGGATTTTTAAAACTAGTTTTATTAAAGCAAACCATAATGTTGGCACTTTACATAAGCCTGTTACTTACCGAAATGACAACTTAGCAAATTTTGAAGACTATGTGGCGGAAGTAAAACCATATCGAACTACTATTAGGGAATATGTTAGTTCATATAACGCTATAGAAATGACTGAAACATCCATTACTGATTTTGATTTACCACCATTTTATGAAAAAAATTCATTAACATTGGTTGATACTACGGTAATGAATGGTGAAATTATGGTAGGTGACACTATCATTAATGCCTATCCGTGGAAACATTGGCTGGATAATGTTGGATTTATAGTTACGTCATTGGCGATAGTTGATGGTGGTTCTGGATATGTAACAGCGCCGATTGTCAATATAGTACAAAATTCTGGCAGTGGGGCAACTGCCCGCGCTTTTATTACAAATGGCATAGTTAACCGAGTGATACTATTAACTCCTGGCAGTGGATATCTATCGGCGCCGAATGTATATATCACGGGTGGGCTATCAACTACTGGCATTGCTGCTCGTGTTATAGCTACAATTGGGGATAGTGCTATACGAACATCTATTATTAAATTGAAATTTGATAGAATATCACGGGCATACTCAATAATTCAGTTGCAAGAAATTGAGACATTATCTGGTACTGGATCACGATTGCAATTTTCATTAATATGGGGACCAGATGTGCAAATTGGTACTAGTTCAGTAACTATCAATGGGATTACTGCTTTGCGAGATAATTATAAACTTCGTGTAGTAAAATCATCAACTAATGGATATGTATCTGGTACTATTACATTTAATGTGGCACCTATTGCTGGTTCAACTATATCAGTTACTTACCTGAAAGATTGGTCATTATTAAATTCTGCTGATAGAATTCACTATTATTATAATCCAGGAATTGGTGAATTAGGTAGAGATTTGTCGCAATTAATGACCGGAGTTGATTATGGTGGGGTCATAGTAAGTGGATTGGGGTTTGAATTAACCCAAGGCTGGGGTAGTACTCCATTTTATTCAGATAAATGGGATACATCTGATCCGACATTTGATGACTACATAGTATCAGTTGCTGCTGATACTCGCACATTCACCTTGCCGTATATTCCGTTACCTGATGTCATGGTAAATGTATATCACAATGGGATCAGGCTTGATGATCCACATTTTGGTACAGTGGGTCAATTAAATAATTTAGCAGTTATGTCTACTTGGGTTGGGAATGGTGAAACATCTACTATAAATATTCCAACTATTGTTCAGGTATCAATGGGTGACCAATTTATTTTACGTAAAGCTACTAGTGATGGAGCAGTGCCTCCAGCAGAGGCGGATTATGACACTGCGTTAAGTGGTGGTGATTTAACTTATAATACTGCAACTGGAATTGCGGCGGAAGACATGATTATTGATGGTGATGGCTTTGTGACACCGATGACTAGTCCAGCGCCTGAAGAAGTAGTGCCTGGTCAAATCGTAGATGCGTTGGCAATTAAGGTATATGATAGACCATTTGGTGGATCTGCGGCTATTAATGTCGATAATTACGTGGCGAATGGTGTTCAGCATATATTTGCGATATCAACCAGGTTGGATAATCCAGGTGTCGTCATAGTAAAAACTACAACTGGGTTGACAAATCTCATATTAACACTTGACGTGGATTATAGCATTGATCATAGACATAATCTAGTATCTTTTTTCAATGTGCCGCAACATGGTGTATTAGTTACTATTTTCGGAATTGGTGTCAATGGTACTAGTATTTTGGATGCAGATTATGTAATTGCTGATGGGCAAGCTACTGATTTCATCACGAAAGCTCCGTGGTTGGCAACTGTTAGTACCTTGGTGTATGTCAACGGGGAAGTGGCACTGGCGAAAATGGTAAATATTAGTGACAATTTAATTATAAGATTTGAAAATCCACCAGTTATTGGTGATATGATAAGTTATCTTATCACTAGTGAATTGTCCAATTCATTTGCAGTTACTACTGTCGAAAGAGTGGCAGTTGATGGCAGATTTGCTACGATGCCATATGAATTGGCTTTTTCATTTGGCAATCTTCCAAAAAATGAATCTGCTATGATTGTTAGAGTCAATCAGACTATTCTATTAAGTCCAAACAATAGTTATTATACTATAAAGAATAATAAACTGAGCTATCAGTTAGATACTACTAAATCAAAACCGTATTCAGTTGGTATAACTGCTATATCAGTAACGGTGGATAATATATTATTAACTATTGGGATTGATTATTCAGTAAATTTGAGTGGTATCGTTATTAAATTAACTAAGGTTGCGTATTCAGCACACGTTGGGAAATTACTTACCATTAGTGTATCGGAAGAGCATTCGTATGTATATATTCCACCATCAGTTGGACAATCAGCTAAGATTTTGTTTAGTGATAGTTATGACAATACTAATATTGTTGAAATTTTTGGATCATCTAATAAGGAGGTAATTGATATTCAACGAAGCACTATTACTGTCGATATGCCCATGACATTAATACCTGATACTACTGATTATTATTATTATAAAGAAATGACTGGTGGGATATTACGATTGGAACGAGCTGTTATAAGTGACAATTATGTTTGGGTTGTTAAAAATGGTACATTATTGGTTCCGAGTGTTGATTATAAATTGAATTCAGATAAATCATCCATTACACTTATTAACGATGCTATTGTGTCTGATAAATTTACACTTATGACATATGGCAGTAACATAGTTCGGCCAGGAATTGCGTATATGCAATTCAAAGATATGCTGAATCGAATTCATTTTAAGCGATTGAATATACATAAGCAAACTAGGTTATTGGCTGATTTACATTGGAATGATCTTAGTCTAGTGGTAGCTGATGCTAGTAATTTTGATTTACCAAATCCGGCAATTAACCAACCTGGTATTATTGAAATTCGCGGTGAGCGTATTGAATACTTTGCGTTATCCGGTAACACATTAAGTAAATTACGACGCGGGACGCTTGGAACCGGTACACCGGCTGTTCACAATACTGGCAGTTATGTGCAGGACATTGGCACGAGTGAAACTATTCCGTATTCAGAGACTATTATAACCGAACAGGTGGTATCAGATGGGACATTGCAGGTACCATTGACGAAAGTGACTCCAATGCGTTCAATTATTGAGAATGGGTATGTTGCAACTAATGTCAGTGATTGGAATTATTCAGATGGATTTCAATCAAGTATACCAACGACTTATGTACAAGCTGATGATATAGAAGTATTTGTTGGTGGCTACGAAAACGAAGTTGAATGGGTACCAAATGTTAATTATTTAGTGGGTGCTATTGTGATAGTTGGTAGCTACGCTTATCGATGTGTGAATGCGCATATTAGTGGAACGACATTTGGAATTAGTGTAGGTGATTGGGTATTTTTTATTGGTAATATTAGGCTTAAAAACCGTCCATACCGAGTTCATAATATAAACGTACATCCAGTTAGTCCATTCGGTGATTTGCAATTTGACGCTGATTTTGCCGTTGATGGTATTACCTCGTCATTGTATTTAACTAATAGATTAACACCTGGTACAATCGTTACTGTTATTAAAAGAACTGGTGAAGAATGGGGCAATGCCAATATTCAACAAGATGAGCGTAATATGATGACATTTTTAAAATCGGTGCCTGGTATTTGGTATACGGAGATGAAGCAAATACCATTAATGTAATTTTTTGATAACTGGGACAATGACTAAATATAATCATAAGAGAGATTACTATGCAGACTAATGAGTTTACAGGAATATATATAAGGGGTCATATTAAGATATATGATCCCAATACCAACGAAGTATATCGAGATCAGCCGAACAGTATTCATTATGAAAATATGAGTATTGCGTTAGCGGAAAGTATGGCAAATAATAGCCAGGGTGTAGTTCAATCAATGGCATTTGGTAATGGTGGTACGACTATAGATCCAACTGGTATTATTACATATCTTACGCCAAATAGTGCTGGGTATAATGCTAGTTTATATAACCAAACTTATGCGAAAGTGGTAGATGGTAATTCATCAAGCAATGTAGATCCTACCCGAAATTTTATTGAAACTCGCCACGTAACTGGTACTAATTACACCGATGTATTTGTGACATGTTTACTTGATTATGGTGAACCTAATGGGCAGAGTGCGTATGATACGACAAATAATAACGCAAGTGACTTTGTGTTTGATGAGCTTGGCTTAAAGTCAGCTGGTGGGTTGTTATTAACGCATGTTATGTTTCATCCAGTTCAGAAAGCACTTAATAGATTAATACAAATTGACTACACGGTTAGAATTCAAAGTTTAACTGGGTTGGCTGGAGTTTAATATGTCATACGAAGTTAAATTTACCGAAACGACAAACCCAGCGAAACCTGCGCTTATTGTAGAAGATCAATCACTTAATCAAGCCACTGATTTAACATTTGTTGGTAAAAATTATGCCGGGTATGCGCCAGTACTAGCTGAAAATTTCTTACATTTATTAGAAAATTTTGCTAAAACTACGGCGCCAATTAGGCCAGTACAAGGTCAATTATGGTATGACAATACCCCCAAGGTAAATTTACTTAAGATATACGATGGTACTACTTGGACAGCGGCTGGTGCAGTTAAGAAGGCAAGTGCAGCGCCGTTAGTTGGCAATAGTACAATTGGCGATATTTGGGTTGATACTGCTAATCAACAAATGTATTTATTTTCTGGATCAACTTGGTTATTAATTGGGCCACAGTATAGTGCTGGGTTGCAATCTGGCCCAATTGTTGAGACTATTATTGATATTAATAATGTAAGTCAAAGTGTTATATCATCGTATTCATCTGGTCGATTATTATCAGTAATTAGTGCTACATCATTCACACCAAAAGCATTTATAAATGGGTTTAATGTCATCAATACTGGTATTAATTTAAGTTCAGTTGATGCTAATAGTAGTGTATCACCGATTAAATTTTGGGGCACCGCGAGTCAAGCAGATGCATTGTTGGTGAATGGCGCATTAGTAAACTCAACTAATTTCCTCCGAGCTGACGCGACAGTACCGTCTAATGTACAATTGAGTATTAGATCTGATAATGGGATTAATATTGGTAGTGATTTAAATTTTAGTATTCGTACTGATACCTCATCGACTATCTTTACTTCAAAAACTAATGGCAAGAGTATTGATTTTAAACTAAATGACCAAACCAACGTACTTCATTTAGATTCAAATTCAAAAGTTGGTATCAATAATACGCAACCGACTGAGGCACTTGACATAATTGGTAATGTCACGGTTAGTGGCATGATTAAGATTACTGGATTGGCAGCATCTGATTCAATTGGTATCGGTAGTCTAATCACTGCCGGTGGTATATCGGTTGCTAAAAAAGCTTCATTTGGTGGCGATCTAGCAGTATATGGTAAGCTATATGTCAATAATTTAAATAGTGATGGGGTACCGGTTGCTGGCGGTGTTATGTTACCTGGTTATACCACTAGTGCACCAGGACTGCCTTTATATGATATTGGCTCAACTACCCAGCAATTTAGAAATATATACGCTCAACAATTCGTTGGTGATTTCACCGGTACATTTGCTGGTTCATTAACTGGTAATATTAGTGGTTCAGCTGCGAAATTAACTAGTCCGACAAACTTTAGTTTAGTCGGTGATGTCACTAGTGACACTGTATCATTTGACGGGCAGACACAGTCTGGTACTGCTATTTTCACTACTAGAATTAGTCAAGATATTATCACTTCTAAAGCTGATGCGACTGGATCGTTGTTAACAGATAGTATGTTGATATACAGAGCTGGCATTGGGCTTCGGCAAACGACCAAGCAATCATTTATTGCTAATATCCCAGCAGTACCGATCGGTGCGATGTTTCCATTTGCTGGAGCAATACCGCCAAATGGGTATTTGTTATGTGATGGGAGTGAAAAGCTCAGTTCACTTTATGCTGACTTATTTGCAATAATTGGGTATACCTATAAGGATTTCTTATCACTGAAAGGTGCTGGTACTTTTGGATTGCCTGATTTACGAGGTCGGTTTCCATTGGGTCGAGATAATATGGATAATAATACGGATGTTCCTGATATGAACAACCCAAATGTGCGGATCGACGCAGGTGGGGGTTCTGCAAATCGGGTATCTTCAGCAGCCGCTGATCAATTAGGAAGTGGCGCTGGTAGTGAGTCATGCACATTGCAGTTGGGCAATTTGCCTGACCACAAGCATAATATGAGAACGACCACCGCTCAGTACTATGCTGTTGGATTACCCGGAAGTGGCACGGATTCAGAGGCACCAACTAAAATAGGCATGCAACCATCGACTACTACCGCAAATGGGTTGAGACATAGTGGCGCTATATTGGCACCTGAAAACACTACATTGGGACAAGCATTTGTGATTACTAATCCATACTTGACCATCAATTATATAATTTTTACTGGAAAGATGCTATGAGTTATATTATAAATAAAACAACTGGTGCTATGGTAACTGAGATTATTGATGGCTCCATTGATCAAACATCAACTGACTTAACATTAATTGGGAAAAATGCAACTTCATATGGTGAATTCTTAAATGAAAATTTAGTTCATTTATTAGAAAATTTCGCAAACACATCGCAACCGCCGTATCCTATAGATGGACAATTATGGTTTGATACAGCTGAACGCCGATTGAAAGTATATGATGAATACATACATTCATTTAAAGTTAGTGGCGGTGCGTTTGTATCACCGTCGGCACCAAGTTCAATCTCCGCTGGTGATTTTTGGGTAGACACTTCTAGAAAGCAATTATATTTTAATGATGGTATATCCACTGTCCTTGCGGGTCCATTATATTCGGAGCAGCAAGGCATATCAGGTCTTCAAACTACTGACGTTATCGATAGTAATTTAAATAATCATACCGTAGTATTATTATATGTGGCTACTGCATTACTTGGTATTTTCAGTAAAGATGCGTTCACGCCAAAAGTTGCAATACCTGGCTTTACTGGTGATATACTAGTTGGATTTAACAGTGGTAATTATTCTAGTATGAAATTACACAGCAACGCATCTAGCGCAGATGCCTTGGTAGATCCAACTGATGGTAGTTTAAAAACAGCAATGGCTTTTGTTACAACTAATTCAGATTCGACTGTGGGTGGTACATTAACGATGCAATCATCTGTGCCATTGATTTTAGGACCATTTAGTAATACAGAAATACAAATAACTAATAATTCAACAAATATAAATTCAAACATAATAAATCAAAATTTTAATATAAAATTGTTAAACGCAAATGGATTGCTATCAGCGATAACAATCCTTGGTGCTTCTGAACATATTGGTTTGTATACTGAATTTCCAACTGCTACACTGGATGTAAATGGCAGTGCTATTATCAGAGGTAGTTTAACAGTTACTGGTGAAATGACAAGCATCAATACTACGAATTTATCAATTACCGACAAGATAATTGAATTAGGAAAAACAACCATCCCATCCAATACTACTGCCAATGGTGGTGGTTTCGCCGTAGTTGCAGGTGCTGATATTGACAAAACATTGACCTGGGATCTTGTCAATCATAGTTGGACTTCGTCAGAACATTTCAATATTCCAGCTGGTAAATGTTACAAAATAAATGGCACAACAGTTTTGACTGAAAATACTTTGGCACCTGCTGTCACAGATTCAAGTTTAACTACAATTGGTACGTTGGTGGCATTGCAGGTTGCAAATATAAATATTGATGGTTCTACTATAAGTTATTTAAATATATCACATACTGATGGTGATGTGGTAATAAAACCAAAGGGAACTGGTTCGGTTGACATTAATATGTCCCGTCTTATAAATGTTGCCAATCCAGTGGTGGGTACCGACGCAGTTACCTTGGTATCTATGATGACTGCAATATCAAATGCCCCATTGGCAATTTCATTGGATGCAACTGGATTGAGCAATCCAGAGATCGTTAGTAATTATCTGATTAAAGTATTCCCAATAAGTGAGCATTACCCAGGAACGATGTGTCGAGTTATATGTACCGATGCTGGGATAGTCACTGTTCGGCTATTTATATTAAATTTTGGCGCTTGGACGTTTCAATCTATTTTATAAGACTAAATACACTAGCATGAGGAAAATATAAGATGTCATATATCATCAACAAATATAACGGCGATCAAGTAGCTATCGTGACAGATGGTACCATTGATACCACACTTGACGTTAAATTAATAGGTAAAAATTACGCAGGGTACGGCGAAACTCAGAATGAAAATTTAGTTTTCATGCTTGAAAACTTTGCCCATACATCAGCTCCTTCTAAGCCCATGAAAGGTCAAATTTGGTTTGACAGTGGCACCAGTAAGTTGAAATTTTTCGATACTGGGGCAAAATGGAGAACCACAGGTGGCGCAGAAATCGGACCAACCCCGCCACTTGGCTTGACTATTGGAGATTTTTGGTTTGATACTCTCAATAAGCAATTAAATGCCTGGGATGGTGCTACTTATGTATTAGTTGGACCACAAGCTGCTGGTACTGCGACAACTGAAATGGTATCTAAAAATGTACAAGATACTAATGATACTAGCCATCCCATTATTGCGGCAATGGTTAACGGTGAGACCGTTTTTATTATTAGTCATGATGCGGAATTTACATTGGCTAACACTCATCATATTGATGGCTATGGTAGCATTCAAAAAGGTATTACATTACGTAACACATATGATACGCTCAATCCAGGCCAGACTTCCACTGATGCTAGATTTTGGGGAACTACGACCAATTCAGATAGATTGGGTGGATTTTTAGCCAGTGAATTTGTAAGAACAAATGCTGCTAGTTTTGCCAATTTAGTAAACTTTTCCGACAATGGGTATACAGTTGGAAGTCCAACTGCTAGATTGCGTGTATTTAATGATTCACAAACTACACCAACTATTTCTAATATAATTTCTGATACGATAGTATTTAAGACAACTAATACCGCAACCAATGTGACAGAAACGCCATTGGTGTTAAAAAATGCCAATATATTACCAGGTGCTAATTTAAATTCAGATATTGGGTCAACTAATTTGCAATTTAATAGCATATATGCCACTACCTTGGTGGGAACTGCTAACCAAGCTAGTGCGTTGGCGGTTGGTACTGCTTATAAAACTGCCAGCATTGCGACTAGTCCAGGAACTATTGTTGCTAGAACAAGTACTACTGAGACAGTTAATGGCGTGACTATAACAGCTGGTTCCATACGGGCAAATTATTTTGTTGGTGTTGCCACGACTGCGTATTATGCCGATTTGGCAGAGAAATATTTAGCTGATAGCGAATATGATCCGGGTACGGTTGTGATGGTCGGCGGTGATGCCGAGGTTACTGCCGCAAATGTTGGTAGTACACCAATCGGTGTAGTTTCGTTAAATCCAGCTTATATGATGAATAGTGAATTAATAGGTGGTACGTATATTGCATTAGCTGGGCGAGTTCCAGTTAAAGTAGTTGGTGTGGTTAACAAAGGTGATTTATTAGTAGCTACCGATGATGGTATCGCTATTGTATCAGTAAATTCATCCGCGTATGTATTTGCTATTGCACTTGAAAGCAGTGAAAATGCTCAAATTAAATTGATAGAATCAGTTATTTTATAATACAAAAGGACAGTTATGCCAGGCCAACTCACACCGATATACTCAGCGGATTACAATGATATCCAGACAAAACTTGCGCAAATTTTAGGTGTTGGGTCAGGTGAGTTTGGTTATGGACAGACTATAACTAGTGTCCAATCAGTGCCAAGAACTCCAATTACTGCATCAATGTGGAATAAATTGCGAGATGATTTGGTACGAGTACGAAAACATCAAACTGGTGCTAATGAAAGTCTTAATTTAATCGAGATAACAAACTCGACTGAGGTTTCGGAATCTATTAGAGTTGCGTATGACGGCATGGCAAATTTGGTACAGACTGATCGATTTTTAATAGGTGAATATTCGTTAGAGGTATTGAAGACCAGTGTTTACAGCAATGAATGGAACAATACATTGACACAAGTTATAACTGTAAATTTCACTGATGCTGAAGCTATTCGATTTTTCTTTAATACCGGCGGGACAATTGTATTTGTATCTTCTAGAGAGGGGGGCACTGCTAATACTAAAAATAATTCATGGACTTCTTTGTTGGCCAACATGGGCACTATTAAGATGGGTCGAGCTACTACCATTGCTACCGGCACTGGTCACGCATTCCAACTTGGTTGGTCTGGGTTATCAGCAACCGACCAGGTGATATTTGAAAAAGTATCTGAAAATCAAACATATGCGGCAAATAAATATAATATATATGCCAAGAAGGGCACTAGTGGTCAGCTAATATTTACTGTAAATTTTGCTGACTTGTCTACCACTGATGCGGTGGATACGAGATATGGATATGATGAAAACATAGATGGAACAATAAGTGTCATAGTTAAAGCTATTAGAGCAAGTGGTGCTAATATATCAATTACTGCCCCAGTAGCAACTGCCACTGCGTTCACCGGTGGGGCTAAGATAATACCAGCACCGTTGGTTTTTGCATCAATTGTCAGTGATAAATCAGATAATACCGCTATAGATGAAGGCATGTATACTGCAACAATTACTATTGATACCATAAATGTAGAAAGTGGAACTAAATTTTTCTGGAAAACACGTGGCGTTGTGACAACAGCGGATTTTACAGATGGTGTAAATTCTGGCAGCTTTACTATAAATAATGTCAATAGTGTTGATCACAAGGGTTCGTATACATTCACTAGACAAGCAACCGCTGATTTGTCTACTGAGGGTGCAGAATCATTTGGTATTGACATATACAACGCACTGCCAGGTGGGACGATTGGTACCAGTAAAGTGGCAGCAACCCCCAATTTGATCAAAATCAATGACACCTCTGTAAATGTTCCTTCGTATCTTAGTGTGGCGGTAACGCCTAATCCAGTTGACGAAGGGCAAAGTATCAACGTTACAGTAAGGACAGCTGATTTTGTTGTCCCGACCAATTTATTCTGGTCATTGGATGCAATTGGTGGGACTACTTTCATTGGTGCTGACTTGGTTGACCCTTTGAAAATTACAGGTACATTCCAGATTACTGCTACCAACGTTGTAACTTTTACGATACAGATATTAGCTGATCATTTTACTGAAGGAGTTGAGACTTTCAAAGTGAATATTCACAGTGGTGATAGTGGCGGTCCAGTCGTATTATCTAGTACTACTATTACTATAAAGGATACCTCTACAAATTATATTGCACAATTGACTTTTCCTGATTCAACTAAACGAGTGGGTGTTCCAACCCAGTTCGTAATTTCCGGTGGTGCACCATCGGACACAGTGACATTGACCGATAGTGTAGATAATCAATTGCTTGACCAATCACCAGCTACGTTATCAATTACTGGTGAATTAAGAGGTAGCGTTACTTTTAGGACTCCTACTTCATCGGGAGTGACCCATCGGGTCACTGCACATTTTACCAATACACCCGCTGATGTTACTGTAACCGTACCTGTATTTAGTATAACATTCAATGCCTTCAGTGTGAATCCAGTCTCAATCCACCCAGGTGCCACTTCCGTGATTTCTTTCATAGTCAACAACGCAAATGGGTTACCTGTATTACTATACTTCAATGATACACTACAGGATACCAAGACAGCTACTAGCAATATATTTAATTTCCAATATACCACGTTAAATACATTGGCAGCTAATACGTATGTAATAACGGCAAAATGCGCTGATATTGTTTCATCTTATTCATCAACATTGACAGTTGGTTATACGGAAATTGTGACATTTCCAACCACTGTGGTGAAAGGTGTTTCTACACCTTTCACCGTAACTAATGCAATGCCAAATGATACTATGACATTGACCAACACGAAGCTTGGTATGCTGGCTCACTCATTCGATGGGATCACATCAGCTGGTACTACTCCGTCAAATGCTGTCTTCTCGTTGCTGGCGGTGGGTGAAGATACAATCACGGTGAGTTTTGCTGGTACTACTCATATCTATACTCGTACAATAACAGTTACGGCACCTGTGATAAAACTCAATAATAGTACAGCAGCAATAACTGTATCGGAAGGCGAAACTGTGGCAGTGACAGTCATTGGTATATCAATTGGTACTGTTTTATATTGGAAAATAATTCCTGGTACACAACCGGTCGTGGGTGCCGATTTTGATCCAGCTGGCTTAACCGGTACGGCACCTGTGTCAGTCACTACTACTGTGGCATTTGATGTCAAGATAACAACTGACTCAGTTAGTGAAAGTATTGAGACGTTCACAATTGGTGTGTGGGGAAATAGTACTTATGTGGGGGATGCGGAAGCTATTTCGGCAATTGTTTCTATTACCAATGTACTAGGCGTGTCATTTAGTGCAATCATAGCGACTCCGCCTTCTATTACATTCGGTGCCACTTCAACTATTTCATTTACTGTTTATAATAACGATGGTAACGCCATTTACCTCAGATTTAACGATAATCAAATAACAGTATTCAATCCTACTAATACTAGCTCATTTCCCGTGACGTATATAACCCAAACCAACTTGGTAGTTGGCCAGTATTCAATAACTGCCGCTTGTTCTGGCGTCACCTCAACACCTGCTGTAGCATTAACCGTTACATCAGTGACATCTATACCACCAGTGACAACTCCGCCACCAGTGGCAACTCCGCCACCAGTGGCAAATCCTGCATATAGCGTAACAACCACTGCGACTAGCTTTGAGGAAGGTTCACCGATAGCCTTCACCATATCTGCAGTAAACGGCGGGGGTTGGGGAACAATGTACTGCAGAATA